GTGGTTCATGTCTTTAGTAACACGTATCTTGTCTTTGTTTCCACCCATCAATGTTGTATAGGCTTCCATTGCTGATTTAGAACAAGCAATAATTACTTTAGATTCTTGACCAAGAGCAGCCTGAACAATCCTAAAGAACACAACAGAAGACTCTTCTTCGTTGTTGACCCATACAACAGGTCTGTCTATGGGTAGTTGTTGTGCTAGGTGGCTTACTTCGCTTGCTAGAAACGTTGTCTTGCCTACTTCTACTCGTGCAGCAACAATAATAAAGTTACCAATACGTAAAGGACCCAAACTTCGATTAAGAGCCTCCAAACGCCACTCGTATCCTGAGCTAGTAATCCGATCAGCAATAGCACTAAGGTCAGCCGAGACAAACAACTCATCTTTTTCAATGTATCTCTCCACATCTTTTAATGCGTTGGTTGCTAGGATATGTACATGCTCAAGATCACTAGAACCTTCTTTAACTTTTTCACACTCTTCCATAATCAATGCCAAATAATCTAACTCAATAAGAGTTTTGATCACTTCTTCATGTGCATGATGTGGCTCAAAGTCTTTTGCTTTTGTCAGGGTCATTCGCAGCTTGACAATAGAATCATCAGTTAGTCGTTTGCTTTGATCTGCTATCAAATATGCAGTGAAAGAAGACCAATTGAAAGTTGTAACACCTGGAAACGTCTTGTAGTATTTATCCATACCATCAAGAATGATATTAGTTTCTTTGGTCACTACATGCGGTTTGATGTACCGCCTGTATTTCATCAAGCTCTCTTTGCTTTTAGCGCAAAGATAGAGAACGTCATAATCCATCTATGTCCTTTAGGTAAGTATGCTGTTCAGTTCTTCTGGTTTGCATTGTTTAGGTTCTTTGTCCATGCCTAGCAAGACAAGCTTTGTTTTTGATGGAAGAAAATGGTTTAGTTTTTTGTATGTTTTTGTTGCTCCTTCTATACCAGCCTCATCGGGATCAAGCCAAATAACTACGTACTCAAATTCGAGCTCATCTATTTGTCTTAGTGTTTTATCCGAGACTATTGTTCTTAGTAACGCTACAGAGCTAAAGCCTGTGTCATTGTGAACTCTGTAAGCACTGAGGTAGTCTTCAGTTATGACTAGCGTTTTGCTGCTTTTGTGAAACCAACTTGCATCTCCCCTGGAGTTGCTGTTGGTGTAGTGTGTTATGTATTTTGGTGTAGCGTTAGGCGTTACATTCCTAACTTGCCAGCCTATCGGCTGTTGTTCTGGGTTATGCAGTGTAAGAGCTACTTTGTGTCGCTCTCCTGCTACGCCACTAAACACTTTGTCAGATGTGTTGCAGTAATACTTGTGCAACCATAGCTTGCCTTCAACCGCAAGAGAAGCAAGCACAGGTTTCTCATTGCTACTAACTGCGTTAGATTCTTTTTTGTTGATCCATGTAGACAACCTGCCACTTCCATCTGAAACAAATCCAGACTCATTGCAATGGTGGCAATAGGCTACTAATCCTGTTTCTGTACGTTTGATATACAGTCTACGTTTGATGTCTTCACCTGCTTCGCAGCCAATGTGATTAACATGGATTTGATCTCCTGTTGCAGATGGAGCATTAGCTAAGATTAGTTTGCGATCAATCATATTGTTTTTTAAAGCTCAAAATATATAGCCCTCCTAGAAAGGCTATATGGTTTTGTAGTTTTGGTTTATGCGTCTTTGCCGTAGACCTTGCTAAACAACTCGTCAGCAACTTTGCGTTGTGTGTCGTTAAGCTTGTTAAGGTATACCAATGTAAAAGCTTTCTTCAAAGAACATCCTGAAGAAACCTTTCTACAAATACTAAACAAAGAACGTGGAGAGACAGTCAGATTGAACTGACTAGCTTTGTAGCCTTGACGAATCAAGTTAGCCAGCTTTATAAGCTCTTTAGCTGACTTTGAAGTCACAGTATCAGGAAACTTATTTCTAAGCATCCTTTCTTCAACTGAGGGGTGTAGGTAGTCCACATACACTGCTGTACCAAAACGATCAAGAGTTGCTGAGTTCTGAACATTAGTACCTGCGTGAGCACCTGTGTCATCACCTTGGCCTTGTGTGTTACCAATAGCTACGATTCTAAAATGCTCGTGTGGCACAATTTGCTTGTCTTTGGTACTACCAGGCATCTCTTTCAAGAAGAGCTTGCCATCGTCCTCTAAGAGCCATTGCAGACCCATAGAAATCTCTGGAGGAGTTACATCCCATTCGTCCCAAGCAAATACAGCACCATACTTGACTGCATCTGTTACAACACCATCGACCCAAATTGTTGATGCGTCCTTAGCTGTTAATTGACCAAAGATCATAGAAGAATCCATGTCACCCGTACAATTTACACGGATAAAAGGACGACAAGTAAGAGCACAAAGCTGTTCAATAGTAGTTGATTTGCCAGCACCTGTTGGACCATAGCAAAGAACTTTTTCGTTAAGTTCCCAAGCCATCAGAATGTTGCTTGCAATCTCTTTGTCAAGAACATAGTGCTCATTGATCATAGGAACAAATGAAGCAATTCGCTCATCCCAATCGTAGTCATGGAATGTTGTAACACCAAAATCATCATCAGTTGGAATTGATGAGTCATTGATCAGCTTAGACAACCAAACTTGATTTGGTCCCAAAGCTTTTTTGCCGACAGCACTTGTTGCTGCTGCTGGAGGAGCACTCCCAGCCATCTTAGCGATAGCAATGTCAGTGTCACTAATAAGCTTTTCAGCTTCTTTGATCAGCACTTCAGATTTCTTGCGTTTGTCCATTGCTTCTTTAAGAGCCTTGGTAACAAGGTCTTCGATTTTTTCACTAGCTGCCATTGACAATCTTCCTTTCTATTAACTCAATCAACTTACTTGGGATTTCTTCTGGGTTACTAACAACGCTGTGTGCTTTGTAGTAATACTTCACTGAGTCGCTACACAAACCTAGACCATAAATGTCTACAGACTTGGAAGCTTCTATCTCTTCAATTACTTTGTGTGTGAACTCTCCTATGCCCATACAAGATTTACTTGCAGCAGGACTACCATCAGACATAACTATCAACAGTTTCTTTCTTTCTTTGCGTTTAGCCAAACGATCATAAGCCCAAAGAATGTTTTCACCATCAGGATTACCACTCATGTGGTTACTACTATATGCAAAATATTCACGCAAAGAATCTGAACTTACTTTTAAATCAGAAAAACTTTTGTAAATATACATAATTGGTTTTATTCCACCAAAGGTACTAGAGTAGCCATCAGTAAAACCAATGATTTCTAGAGGAATGTTTAGCGTGGAACAAACTTCATTGACTAACAATGTTGAAGCCAAAGCGTTGAATACTTTTTGACCACCCATTGATCCAGACATATCAACTAGAACAGTGATTGCAGCATCAAGCAACTTGTTTTCAATTTTGTTCTTAAAAACACGCTCATTGAAACCTGGAGCATTGAAACAGATACGAGATAATCTAGATTGATCTAGCTTGCCTTTCTTTGTTCCATATTGCGTTTGCACTTTAGCTCTGATTTGGATTAGTCTACGAACTTGTTGTGCAAAATTTTCTTGAGAAATAAGTTTAGAACCAACCTGTTCTTCATATCCCTCAAGAAATCTTTTTGCAGATTGAAAGTATCTTTCATCTCCAATATTTTTAGGATAGTTGACAACGACAAATTCGCTGTAATCAGTCAAGTCCCAGTCGTCATCACATTTGACAGGATCAAAGTTGATTCCTACTTTGCCCATCTCTTCACCGTGCTCGGGCATTGTTAAAGACATTGCAGCTAAATCTTCTTCAGTGAGTTCAACTTTGATGATCTTGTATTCATCTTCTTTTGTTTTAGTTTCTCCCTCATCTTCTGAAGATTCTTTAGACACATCTCCACTAACTTTTGTTTCTTTTGGTGAGTCTTTTTCAAGCTCTTTAGGTTCTTTAAGCTCTTCTTTACACTTTTCATCTAACTCATTCAAGATGTCAACTGCTAAATCATAAGTAGCTCTTGTGCCTACTTCTTTATCTAGTATTGAACAACAAGACACAAGACGGTCAGTGTAGTTATTAAGAACATCAAAAATCTTTTTGTTGGGAGTTACTTTGCTTGCAATAAGCTCTATCATTGGAAAGAGACTTGCTGATACAGCAGCATCCCAACAAATAAGAGCTTTGGTTATTTTTGAGATTGTTTTGGCATCATGTTTAGATTTAGCCAAAATCTTCTGTACTAAAACAGATGAGCATTCGTCCCAGTTTTCTCTGAAGCCAAGATATTGCTTAGCTTCGATATTGTTAACTCTGGAATCTTCCAAGAAGTTCCAAACAAACATCAATAGACTTTTGGGATTGATTTTCTTGTCTTTTAGAACATCAAATGAACTGTAGAGATCATGTGCAACCTCATGGTCAACAGACGCTTGTAGTTGTTTGAGTTCTAAATCTGTAGTGTGGTAGGTAATCCTAGGCAGATAAATAGTTTTACCATCATGCCTAGGCTCATTCCTATCCTCAAATGCTATAGCAAGGTTGGCTCTGCCAGCACTTGCCCTAACATACTTCATTACCTCAATGCTTTTTGTCAGCATTCAAAGCCCTTTCAGAAATTTAAGCACTTCACCATGAACACCTTTTGCATCAATGTGTTCTGGAACTTCAGCTAGAAGCTTACAGATTTTGTTCACATAAGCATCTGGTGTAACATCTTCTTTTGTTTCAGTCTTCATCTCCTTGATTTTGTTTTGGAGATAAGTCTTGCCGTAGAACCCACCATTGTCATCAACCAAACCAAGGCTGAGCTTCATAGCAGAGTGGATGACAGACTTAGCAGAACGCCAGGGTCCAGGCATAGAACCAATCTCAAACTCTTTTTTGATCTGACGTTCAGTCTCCCGTACTTCTTTGGCAAAAGTCTCAATAGAACTATGCGTAAAAGCAACTTGAATCATCTTCTCAAACGTACTCGTAGCAGAAGTTTCTGAAACCAAGGCTTCAGTAGCTGCTGCGTACAAAGTGGACATCATTGCATCCATATTGATCTCCAGTTACGGCAATATTGCCTCCACAGTACTTTTTATGAAAGCACTGTAGAAGAGTACTGTTAGCTCATACGTTCTACAAGATACCCCTCTTCTTTGTAAACCAATGCTTCAACAGCGGGTACGTTTTCAATCCAACGGTTGTATTGATGAAGATACACACGAAACATAATTACTCCTTATTAAGTTGGTTGATTAGTCGAGTCAGACGTAGTTTGCTTTGTTTGTCCATCTTCTGTCTGGCACGAGCAGCATACTTATTACCCGACTTGGGGGCACAACATGCACAGGTCATCCCGCCTGGGCCGACCATGTATGTTTTTTTGAACAGTCCTTTCATGTTTCAATCTCTTATTTAAAAGCAACATTGCCTCAATGTGACTCTGTTTCCAAAGCCACATTAAAGTTTGTTATTAATAACTGACTTCTTCAAGTGATTGTTCTTCTGTTGTAAACAACTCTAGTTGCTTATGGCTGTCTCCCTCTTCTTCAAAGGGGGTATCGATGTTAACGCTAACCAGAACATCGTCATAGTCATTTGATTCTATGAACCAGTGTTTAGTAATCGTCATTTTCTATTGACCCATCGTAGAACCAATCCAAATAGGCATGAATTCCATTACGAAATACTTTGCCATGACGATGTGTTTCTTCTTCCAATGCTGGTTCTTCCAATGCAGCATCTTCTAAAGACAGCTTTTCAATTTTGTCACTGTCTTCCCATTCCATCTCATCAACTAAATCTAATTCCATGACTATCTCCAAGTTAAAGAACAAAGGGCGAAGGCGGCTGCCCCCGCTTCAGGCGGGCAGACGACAAGTCCCGCTTACCATAGGGAGCGAAGCCCAGGCACAGCCGTATGCCAAGCCGCTTGGCGGTTGGCATCTCGGCTTGCAGGGTTGAGCGACATCATTGACCAAAGTCTTCACAAACTTCTTTGTAATGTTGCTTGACTTGTCTAAAGATGTATTTCTGTTCATCTCTGTCCAGTTCATAGGTGACATCTTTGTTGGTGTTCTCTTCAAAAGCAAACCAGTCATATGTCTCGTCAAGACCTACTGATGGATCAGGCTCACTGTATTCATAATGAATCAGCAACTGTCCGTAGTCCAAACTGGTAGCTGTAAATTTATACACCCTAGTCATGTTGTCCACCAATAAACTAAAGCTAATGCCAATGAAGTACCAATAATAATTGCCAATACAAAAGACAGGGCAGCTTCTGCTCTATCACTCAATTGTTTGTTTCTCATGTCTTGCTCCATGCTTCATACTCCTCTACTTCATTGTTGATGATTTCGTTTTGTGTTTCTTCGTCCAAGTCTGCAAACGTTACAAAATGATTTTCTTTGCAGCAGCTAAGAAAAGTTTTAACGTTATTGCAATAACAGCAGTACTCTGTTGAAGAGTGCATCAGGTTGTATCTGATCTCTGCTTTAAATGATTTGATCTTCATGTTGTCCTCTTTGGGTTGAGCTGAGAAAGAATAGATTTGTCAGTGACCAGCATGTAATTGCTCTTGTTCATTGGAACAATCGTATGCTTTACTTGTTTAGCAATTTCCTCGCCACAAGCTGCACAGGTTGGACGCATAGCTTTAGCTCGCTGTGGTTCAACACGAACGGCATAGCAATGTGTGCAGATGGGTAGATAGTTTTCATTCATTATTCAACTCCAAAATGTTCAATCACTGCATAATTCAATTCTCTTGCTGGGTTATCCATTTTTTTATTCTCTAAGTCCATTCCTGTTTGATATGAGACTTGAACTCTCATAATTTCACGCATCAGCAGGAGGGCGAACTTTTCAATTTCATCACCTACCAATGAATCTTGTGGACAGTCATTTAACCCATTAGTCTGTTCAAATACCGCCCCAGCCTGTGCGGCAAGTTGTTCAATTCGTTCGTTCATTCTTCAACTCCAAAGTATTTTGCAATTGTTTGTGATGGGGTCAAATGATTCCATTGACCGTTAGGATTAGTTGGAAGGTCTGCTAT